ATCATACTTGATAATTCCAGGCTTCATAAAGAAAGGTAAGTTTTCTAAAACTATCAGCATCTAAGATATCGAGAATCAATATAACTTCAACTCCAAATGGATTTAATAAGTTTTATGAAATTTACGCGGATGCAGAGAAAGGAAACAATGAATATAAGGCAACAAGAATTGATTGGTGGCAGCACCCTGATAGAGATGATGCATGGTATAAAAGAGAATTAGGAAATTTAGGATCTGAAGATTCTTTTAATAGACAGTATGGAAATGAATTTACAAGTTCATCTAGTTTATTATTAAGTCCAGGTACTATGAAAAATATCAGATCAAACGCACAGATATTTAAATGGTATGATTTCGAAGAATTCGACAATATACACATAGACACTAAAGGATATTTAGGATTTAGTCCAGACTTCGATCCAGAAGATGCAGGAAATTCACAGAAATATTTTATGTTTTCTGTAGATATCGCTGAAGGAAACGGAGGAGACCATTCTGTAATTAATATGTTTGAGGTAGAACCTATGGAAGATATTGATATAGAAAACTTTATAAGTCCTGGTGCAATGTATGACTTTTTTAAATTAAATCAAGTTGGAGTGTTTAGAAGTAATGAACATCCTATTGAGGACTTTGCAAAGATACTATATACACTAGCACTTGATATATTCAACTCAGAGAACACCAAGTTGATTATAGAGTACAATACTTATGGAAGTATATTATTACAGTATTTAAGTACAGTGTTTCCTGGACGTAACGATTTTGAAGACGAGATGGTATTGAGATTTAAACACAGGCATGATTCAAAGGTTTTAAAACCAGGTATTAGATTAAAGAGTGATAACAAATCAGTATTCTGTCAAAACTTTAAAAAGCAAATAGAATTAAACAAAATCAAAATTAATGATATAGTAACTGTACAAGAAGCAAGTTTATTTGGAGTACTTAGAAATAATAGTTACGGAGCACAAATGGGGCACGATGATATTATCATGACCGCCGTTACTGCTACTGAATTCTTTGGCACAACAGATTACGCAGACTACGTGGAAGAGCTATTAGATATTATAGACCATGATAAAGTTAAACTAATGGAAAAGATACTATATAAGGATAACACAGAACAAGGAGATTTACAGTTCGATATTTATGATTTACTGTAATACTCACAGAATAACAATGATATATAATAAAAGAAAAAAAAATAAAAATATAATATTATGGCATTAAGTCCAAATTTATTACAATTTAAATCGAGTGGAGTATATCGTTTAGAATTTGACAAGTCACAGACTGCAAATATAAACGTTGAAACATTAAGATTAATTACAGGTCACTCAAGAAAAGGACCTTACAATTCACCAGTTTTAATTTCAAGTGTTGAAGATTTTACTAACGTATTCGGAACAATTGATAAGAAACTAGAAAAGAAAGGAATGTTTTTCCACAGATCTGCATTAGAAGCTCTTTCAAGAGGACCTATATTAGCGTTAAACCTTTATAAGTTTACATCAGCATCTAAATCAGCTTACGCAAAACCAGTTTCTAACGGAAACCAAGTAGGAACAGAATCAGCACCGTTAAATCCTTTATCAAATTCAGGAGTTTCAGAATATACAAACTTTTTTGATAATGATAAGTTTATGGTACCTTCTGATTCAAAAGTACTTGCTGACTTAGCAAACGAAGGAGTAGCTAAATCAAACGCAATTAACTTTGTAAATATCAAGCAACAAGCTGTAACAGTTTTTATTAGAAAAGCAGCAGATGTAAAAGCTTTTGATATTAATGCAAGAGATTGGTATGGTGAAGGTAATGTACCTGAATTCATGAATGATTTCGATTACATATCAGATTTCATGGTAGATGTTTTCGTATTTAAAGGAAACTTCTCTGATGTATCAGCTGATCCAGTATATGGAGCTTACTTTAACGCAGACGGATTAGACAAATCTAAATTAGCAGAATTTGCTAACTTAAGACAAGTTACTTTAGAAGCACAATACACAGGATCTTTAATCCCAGGATTTAAAGATTTAGAAGGAAGAAACCTATATGTTGAAACAATGGTAAACTCTGAAGCAAGAAAGACAGGTTTATTCTGTGCAATTGATGAAGACGCAGTAATCAACGAAAATGGAACTGAAATAGATTTAGTAGGACATAAAGCTTCTACACCAAACACTCAGTTACTATCTTATAAAATAAATGCAGGTGATAGAGAAGTTGCAGAAACTTTAGAAGGAGTATCTCACCAAGTACCAACAGTAGATGGTAACGGAGATCCAGTATTAGACGGTAACGGAGATGCAGTAACTGAAGAAGGTAAAACAACAGGAGTATACACAAGTAATGGTTCTCAATTTTCAGTTGATTTCGTAACAGCTGCAAATACACCAGCAACTTTCGCTATATCAGCAGGAGACTATGTTAAATCAGCAGTTACTGATAGATTAGCAAAAGTAAAGAGAGTATCTAAAGCAGGATCAGTATATAACGTATATTGTGATGTTGCAGTAGAATTAACATTCTCAGATAAATTCTTTAAATCATGGGAAGAAGCTACATCACACTATGCACCATTTGCATTACCAGGAGCTACTTTAGAAGATCAGACAATAAGTTCTGCCCTAGACGCATTAAAAGGAGGAACAGGATTATACGCTGGATTAATTGATAAAGACTTAATTGACTTTAGATATGTTGTAGATACATTTACATCAAACGATGGAGAGCTACAAAATAAGCACCAGTTATCAGATTTAGCGCAAGCAAGACAAAACGCTTCTGCTATCTTAAATGCACCAACTGTTGCAGATTTTAAAAAATCAACAAACCCTTCATTTACAAACGCAAACGGAGAGTTTAAAGTAGAGTATATCGCACAAGGAGGAAATTTAGATAAAAATCCAACTAAGACATATTCTTTACCAAGTATTTTAGAAGGAGCAAATTATGCATTCTACTACGGACCTGGTTTATTAGTATCAGACGGAGGTAAAGACTTAATAGTTCCACCAGCAGCTAATGTATCAAATAACTTTTTAGATAAATATACAAGCGCTCAACCATGGTCGATCGTTGCAGGTCCAAGAAGAGGAGTTGTAGGAGGATCAGGATTAAAAGGAGTAGAATATGCTTTTGATAAAAATGATAGAGATGTATTAGAGCCTTTCGGAATCAATCCAATTGTATTTCAAAGAGGAGTAGGTCTTACTATTTTAGGAAACAAAACGGCACAACAATCTGTTAAATCATCGCTTTCTTCAGCACATGTTAGAGAAGCTTTAATTTTCATACAAGAAGGTATTGCTAATATTCTTAAAGGATATGTATTTGAATTCAACAATGTTCAGACTAGATTAGAAATCAAAACTTTAGCAGATTCGTTTATGGAATCAGTAAAAGCAGACGGTGGAGTTTTCGAATTCAAAAACATCATGGATCAAACAAACAACACTGATGACGTAATTGATAATAACTTTGGTATTATAGATACTTATGTTGAACCTGTTAAAGGATTAGAAATAGTCGTACACAGAACTACAGTTTTAAATACTGGTGAAATTTCAACAGGGAACTTTAGTTAATCAGATATATAAAAAAACAAAAACAATATAAAAAATGGCTTTACCACACTATTCACAAGATCAAACAAGCAGAAGCGGTAGACAATTCGAACCAGTTCAAGCGAACTTATTTGAAGTAACAGTTTTACCTCCAGCTGGCGTAGCAGATGCTCCACTGATGATTCAACATGTTACCTCAATAACAGGTTTAGAATTATACAAAGAAGTTGCAGCTGTTGAGCAAAAATATAAATTCTCAACACGTTCGTTCGCAGGAATGCCTGATCAAACAACCGTAGACGTTGGAATAAACTTTACATTAAACTTAAACGATGCTAATCAAGCATATCTTTATAAGTCAATGAGACAATGGTATAATAACCAATACGATCCTCAGACTGGCCAAATGGGTCTTAAAAAAGATTATGTAGGTACTATCGTTGTAGTTCAATTCAATAGAGCTGGAGACATATATAGAACAGTAACTTTAGAAGACTGTTTCATTACTTCAGGATTACCTTTCACTACTGAATTAAATTACGAAACTACAGAAGCACAAGCACTTGAAGTAACATGGAGATGTGATACTTTTAAAGAGGTTCTAGCTTAATCTTATTTTTACATAGGGGATCCATCAACGTTTCCCCTATTTTTATGAAACAAAAACATAATATGTTGATATAATAATAACATGGATAAACTGACTAAGAAATTACAAGTTCTTCTGTCTGAAACAGAAGTGACATCAATAAACAGGATTATCTTAAATGAAGCAATTGAAGGAGGAGAAAGACCAGTATCCATCTCAGCGTTCATACGAGATATAATCCGCAAGGAAATTGAATTAAAGGCCGATTCAATATTAGAATGGAATAAAGATAATATTAAGAAACTTAAAAAGAAGTAACAAATGAGCACCAACAAAAAAGACGATGCAAATTTAGACGATGCTTACAAAAACATCGTTGAGAACCAGGAAAACCCGAAGCCTGCTGATTTAGGGTCCGTTAACATGGAAAAGTACGGAACACAAAAAGCACAGGATGCTGATACATTATTAGGATATCATTCTCTTGCTGTAAACGCTTTACCATCTGCGGGTATGTTTTACCCCAAAGGAACACAAGTACATATTAGATCAGCAAAAGTAGCTGAGATTAGACATTTTTCAACAATAGATGAACAGAATATTTTAGATGTTGATGAGAAGTTAAATAATATAGTAGAAGCATGTACACGAGTTACTAGTGATAAAACAAGAATGTCTTATAAAGATCTATTAGAAGAAGATAGATTCTTTTTAATTCTTTCTATTAGAGACTTAACGTTCCCAGAACCTGAGTCAAACTTAAGTGTAGACCATACAGATAAAAACGGAGAAAAACAAACTGTTGAAATTAAAAAAGAAACTTTCAAGTATTTTGCAATACCTGAAACTCTAGATAAATATTATGATGATACTGCTAGAACTTTCTTAATAGAAACAAAATCTTTTGGAATATTAAAAGTGGCACCTCCTACTATTGGTGTTATGCAAAAAATGACAGCTTACATTAAAGATCGTCAAGAAAAAGGTTTAAAAATAGATCAGTCAGTTCTTCAAGTAATGCCATACATGGTATCTGAATGGAGAGGATTTACTGATAAAGATATTTTTAAGTTTGAAATGGAAATGAATAGCTGGTCTAATAAGAAATACAGTTTAATTTATAAATTATCAGAACAAATGAAAGTTGGTATTAAACCAGAAATGAGTGTTCAGATTGGGGATGACTGGGAGGACGTCCCAATTGGGTTTCGCGACGGCATCAAATCTCTTTTTATTGTTCAAGATATCTCTGGAGAACTTCTTTAAAACAAAGTTTTATATTTATAAACATCTACATATCCAACCTAGCGAATTGGAAGCATTAGAATATTATGAATTTCATTACTTAGTTAAAGATTTACTAGAATTTATGAAAAAAGAAAACGAAGCAAATCAAGGAGGGCAAGATCAGCAATCGGCAAATCCATCTGGTATGAAAATCCCAGACATGAAAATGCCAAACATGAAAATGCCAAAACTTTAATTTAAACAAATAGAAATAGCGGGAATTGTTCCCGTTATTTTTGTAATATATAGTAGGTAAGACACAAGATAAAACATCACTACTGATTCATGAAAATACTATTAGCACCATTACAACGGTTAGCCAATTTAATAGAAGAACAAAATAAACAAATTAGCGAAATTAACTCAGTACTTACTGTTGATTTAGTTAAGGTGTCTACTGCAACTTCTAAGGAACTTAAAATACATACAGGATTACTTACAGATATTAAAGGTTTATTAAAAAAGCAGATCAAGGAGACTTCTAATACCAATTCAAACGAAGGAAGCACTAAGTTAAAAATGCCAAGTATGTTTGCAACTGCCTCAGGTGCTTTCGCAGTTGTTGCGATGGCGGGAGCTATAGTTGCAGCTTCTGGTTTATTACAGCTTGTTAGGCCTATTAGTGCTGAGCAGCTTATTACATCATTAGCAGTTGGTGGATTATTTGTAGTTATAGCACCTATATTTAGTGACATAGCAGCATCATTAAATGGTGGAGGACTTTTAGCAAGATTTTCCGGAAAATCACAAGGATTAACAATGAAAAATCCTATGAAAATGGCCGGGAATGTTTCATTAGCACTGGTTGCAATGGCAGTTGGTATTATGGCATCTTCTTTTATAATAAGTTTAGTGAAACCAATATCAATGGCTCAAGCTGGTAGCGCTATTCTAATAGGAATCATGTTTGTCCCATTAGGGTTTGCATTCGGTGCTATTATTAGAGGATTAGCGAAGGCTAATATAGCAATGAATGCTAAAGGCTTACTAAAGCTAGCAGCAGGAACCGCAGCTATGGTTGCTATCGCAGCAGGAATTGCATTAGTAGCTACTGTATTTAATAAATTAATGCCTGATACGTTTTCAGCGTTACCACCATTAAAGTGGATCCTAAAGGCAGGTATTCTATTATTCATATTTTCATTCTCATTTAAAAAGATAACAAGAGCAGTCAAAGGACTATCTTTAAAAGAAATGATATTTGCATCTATCGCAATGCCAATAATGGCTGCAGGTGTTGCAGGTATCGCATTCGCATTTCAATTGTTAGAAAAAGTTAAATCTTTCAGAGCACCTGATTTAGATTGGGCTCTTAATGCAGGATTATCAATATTGATTTTCGCAGTACCTTTTTCTATATTAGCATTAGTTACTAAAAGAGTAGGAGTTAAGGGAATTGGAATGGCAGCACTAGGAATAGTCGCTATAGCGGGAGCAATACTCGCAGTGTCATGGATATTTAGTTATCTAGAAGGAGTTAATTTTGTAGCACCTCCAATGGCATGGGCGATAGCATCCGCATTAGCAATTACAGCATTCTCAGTACCGTTGGCAGTTATAGGAATATTGTCAACAGCACTTACACCAGCAGGTTTATTATTAGGAGCAGCTGGTATTATATTAATAGCAGGAACAATGTGGGTAGTAGCATGGATATTTTCTAAGCTACCAGACTTAAGTGCTATTTCTAAGAATTTCACAGACGCGGTCATGTACCCGATTGACGCAATGATTACTGCATTAGGTAGATTTAAAAATGAAATAGGAATTGGTAACATGATACCGATGGCGACTGGATTACTTGCGATTGCAGGAGGTTGGTTAGCATTAACAGGAGCACTTGCTGGAACAGCAGTCGGTGGATTAATAAGTGGAATAGCAAACATAGGTACCGCAATATTTGATGGTATTTCAAGTTTGTTTGGAGGTAAAAAAACTAAATCACCAATAGAACTATTAGATATACTAGTTTCTAAAGCACCTGCGATAGTTAAGTTAGCAAATCCTATAGCAAAATTAGGAAAAGGTTTCGCAACAGTTTCTAAATATACTGAAACAGTAGTAACAGGATTAGCAGCTTTTGTTCCATTCATAGAACATACTGACGACTTAGAATCTTCTGCAAAATCTGTAGAGAAAATAGCAAAAGGATATAAAACAATAGCAACATCATCAAATATAATGAATGTTGATGCAATAAAAGCATCCGCTAGGATGTTTGAAGCTATTGCGGATATAGCAAAAAACAAAGGTAA